CACGAAAACGATACCAGTCTTTTGTTTCTCCGCATCTTGTGCATGTGTAAAATCTATTTTTGTTGTCAGAAAAAACCATTTTACGTCCCATATCCTTTCCCCTTATAGCCGCATTACCTCGCCACCTCAATGATTACAATCTACATCAACCACGAATCCACGTCAACATTTATAATAAATTATTTGTAAAGCCAGCAATGAATCCCTGCGTTGCGCATGGCGGCATAAATCACGTCATTAGACACGACCGCAATCGCCACCCTTTCTGCATCAATCTGCTGGTGCGAAGCCATGATGTCATCATAGAATACATCGTTAGCATGCAGCCATTCATACGCATGCTTTGCCCTCATGATAAGCACGTCATGCCCGGCAGAGTAGAGCGACTTAGCCAGCGCAACGTTGCCAGCAATGGCATTACCCTCAGCATCGCGCAGCACGCCATCAAGCTCGAAAATGACACATTTCATAAGATTTCTCCGAGAGGTTTCATTTTAATCTACGCCATGCTAGAATCTACGTCAAGGCGCATTGACATAACTACATCACCGGGGGCATCATGAAGGCATACTCATCTTTTTCGTGGGAGCAGAAGGAAAAAATATACTCACTCGCAAGAGCTGGCGTGTCTGATGAAGCACTGTGCGAAAGGTACGATGTTGATGAGGCTATTCTTCTGCGCATGTATGATGAAGTGCTGTGTGAGTTGCAGCGGCGTCGTGGTTACAGCGGGCTGAAGACGATTAATGATTTCTTTCGGAATGTTGAGTTAAATAACGATGAGGGTGGTGATTTATGATTATTGAAGAAACACATGAATGCAACGCAATAACAGTTAAGGCGGATAGAAACGCAGATTTAAGGCAGTTTGGGGACTGGATTCAACTTGACAAACACCAGGCCGCGCAGCTTATCGAAGTCCTGCAACGCTTGGTTTATGGCGAGGAGATTGAGTGATGAGAGTTTGCATGCGTCATTTTGCATGCCAAATTAATATTTGTAAATTGACTCCAACCATTTATCAAATTTTATGCCTCAACCCAGTCGCCATCTTCGTTTTTAACGACCTCGACAAGGGTGTCGAACTGGCGTTTGCATTCTGCCGGGTCCTCGTCCCAGGTTGGCATTTCAGCCAGCCAGTTTTTATCCGTGTCGACTGAACCGGTAAAGGGGTTCATCAGGAATTTTTCAGTAGTCATTTTGAGAGCCTCGTTAATTTCGCTTATGCGGGAATGAAGCACACACTGCACATCCGCACCTATGGTTGATGGCAGTGCATACTTGCCTGTGACCCAGTGCCGGACTGTTCGGTCACTGACGGAAAGTCTTTCCGCCATCTCGGTGACGAAGTGATTCCCGAACGCAGCCTTTCCAGCGGCAATAAAAGCTTCGATGTTCATATTACGCCTTTGCGAGATTCCAGGTTGATTTAAGGGCGGCAGCAAAGAATTCACAAGCTTTACGACCCGCATTTTTGGGAAGAGATGCGAAGCCTTTTGCTTCTGCCCATGCTGCGCGCATGATTGCTGCTTTGTCGAATTTGCCGTTGACGATCAGCGTTGCTTTAGTGGCTGCCTGGTTTTTTTTGAAAGAGTTGAGAATGCGCATTTGGAATCACCTTTGTGATATTGGCTGGGGCTTATCCCCTTGCCTATGTAAGTAATATACACATTCCGATAATCGGAAGCAAGGTTTTTATGAGATTTATATCGAAAGGTGGCAAAGATATTCGGTCTTGCGTGTCACGAATTGGGGGAGTGCAGCACGGCTGGATACCAAGTGGTGTCATGTGTGACCTTGCTTCTCATTGCTAACAAGGCCATACATGAAGAGGTTCCTTTTTCGCATCAATATCACGCAGGCATGACCATGCTATAATCCCATCACTACCGATGGGTTTTTTTTATGGTGACGAAATGGCAAAGTTAGAGGCGGTAAACGCCTATATTCAGCAGCGAGTGGCGAACAATAACAGACTCATAGAGCGGCAGCGCCGGGAGTTTGGCGGTAAGAACATCGACCACAAACACGATCGTCTTTGGGTCGAATGTGGCTATCCTGAAGAAATCACCGCCGAGATGTTCCGCTATGCTTACGAGCGCTATGCGCCGGCAACTGCTGGCGTCAATCGCGTACTCGATAAGTGCTGGCAGACTCCGCCGAAAATCCTCGAAGAAGGCGCCGATGATAAAGCAAGCACCCCGTGGGAGAAGGCCGCCAACAAGCTGTTTAAGCGCGCTGCGCCGTTCATTAAGGATGCAGACCGCCGCAACCTCATCAACCGCTATTCCGGTCTCATCCTGCAAATCCGTGATGGAAAACAGTGGAATGAGCCTGTAGACACCACAAAAACAAGACGCATCAAGGATGCTGCCATTGTCCGTTACATTCCGGCATGGGAAGAGCAGCTCCGCGTCAGTGAATGGGAAAATGACGAATCCAGCGAAGACTATGGTCAGCCGAAGATGTACGAATATCAGGAGTCGGTAGTCGGCGCCTGCAACAGCGACGGAAAACCAACGCGCTCCCTGAGCATTCATCCCGATCGCATTATCGTATTTGCCGAGGGTGCGATGGATGGCTCCATTTACTCTGGCGTCCCACTTCTTCGTGCTGGGTATAACCACCTCATCGACATGGCGAAAGTCACCGGCTCAAGCGCTGAGGGCTTCCTGAAGAATGCCAGTCGGCAGCTCAACGTTAATTATAATAAAGACAGCGTTTCCGCTCAGTCTCTGGCTCAGCAAATGGGCGTGCCGCTGGAAGAACTGGCTGATGTGCTCAATGAGGATGTGGCGCGCCTGAATGAGGCAATTGACGCGGCGATGTTCACGATGGGCGCTGATGTCAAAGTGCTCTCAGTGACGCCAGCCGACCCGGGGCCAACGTGGACTATTGCAGCCAACCAGTTTGCGGCATCCATCAAAAAGCCATTCACCATCCTGTTTGGTCAGCAGACTGGCCGCCTTGCATCCGATGAGGATAAAACCGACGACGCCATGAGCGCCAAGCAGCGCCGTGAGGACTGGCTGGACTACATCATCTCGGTATTCATTGACCGGATGATTTCCCTTGGCATTCTGGACAAGGCGCCAGAGAGCGGTTATTACTGCAAATGGGATGACCTGCTTGCACCTTCCGAGCTGAACAAGGCCGAGCTGCTGGTTAAGCTGGCCACTGCAAACGAATCCGTATTCGACGCAGGCCAGATGGCCCTGATGACCGCTGATGAGATGCGTGGCATTGTTGGTATGGAGCCTCTGGAAGAGCAGCTTCCTGAAGGATTGCAGGAAGGTCAGCAGCAGGACCAGCAATCGCAGCAGGACCAACAGCAGGGCCAAACCGATGCGCCTCCTCAAAATTAATGCCCGGCTTCCGCAGCCAAAATTAAGCATGAGCCTGACAGACCCACTCGGCGCAGTGGGTCGTGTAAATAAGATGGTGCGCGATGTTGACGCCAGATACGTGACGCTAAAATCCCAGGTTGCCGAACTGTTCCGCGCCATTCCTGTGGCGACTGGTAACGCAGAGGCTGGAAATTATTATTATGATTTCTCTGCCTACCGTGCGTCGACATTCTTTGATGAGCTTCAGCGCATTCTTGATAGTCATCTGCTGGAAGGTGATGATTTCACGCACGGAAGAATGTGGGCATCATCTTATGTCAGCGATGCCATGTATGCCGGTACGCAGAAGGCAAACTCAGACCTTGGCGACCTGTCGTCGGCATATAAAGACAGCAGGCCGCTTGCTGAAATCCTGTACTCTCAGCCGTATCTCGACAGGCTTCAGTTAGCGTACACGCGCACGTATAACGATTGGGGTGGCCTTTCAGATTACACGCGGCAACAGGTGGCAGAGGTCATCACTGCTGGCATTGCAAATGGCGATGCTCCGGGAGTGGTTGAGCAAAACATCGTTAACCGCATGGATGTGTCAAGGAGCTATGCGCGGTCAATTGCTCAGACTGAAATCACCAACACCCTGCGCGAGGCTAACAGGCGCGAAGTGAAAGAGGCGCAGGTAGCGCTGGGTATGGATACCATCATGCTCTGGCAGTCGGCGTTGATGAAGACCACCCGCGTTACTCATGCCGCGCGTCATGGGAAATATTACACCCCGGAAGAGATTGATGAGTTCTACAGCGAAGGCGCAAACCGCCGTAACTGCCACTGTGCGCAAACCCCAGCACTGGTGATGGATGGCAAGCCGGTGATACTTGAGAAGACGCAGGAAAGACTCGATAAGCAGCGCGAAGCATGGCAGGATACGCACAAGAAAGCCGCCTGATGGCGGCTTATATTAACGCTTTTTAATGAACCCTCCGCAACCGCACTTTGGGCACATCGTATATCGAATTCCTGGCTTTTCAATCCTGTCTCGGTTGTGGTGTTCGTGCTTGCAGGCCACGCAGATGATAATCATCAATCCTCCAGCTTAACGCCGGGAATTTTACCGGCTGCGATGGCGTCAAAAATCAAATCTGCTGAATGCCCATTGCTGGCAGATGACCTGCACAACTCAGCAATCGCGATCTTTGCCTCATCGCGCTTCCGCTCCGCTTCTGAGGGAGCGGGGCGAAAATCGCAGGTGCGAGGATGGGCGACAAATTCTCCCGGAGATAGCGCCTCAACAATCACCACTGTATATTCGCTGACATATTTAATGATGCCTCGACGCCAGTTGGGTATAGCATCAAGCGTGTGTTTCATAAACTCACACTCACATCCAACCGGCGGCAAGCCTTCGCCATTCCAAACCGGCGCAGCATCCTGACCTATGCACTCATTCAGGTTGGCTTCTTCATCCGCTTCGGTGATGCCAGCATAAGCATTCCATGCGGCAGCGCGAACCCGGTCTGCCTCCTGCGGCTGGTGCAGGCGGTAGGCGATGATGTCACCAGGGTCACCCGGCGCATTTACCTGCCAATTCATGGCTCCTGCTGGTTGTCTAGCTGTTATGGAACCACATCGCAACTTCACATCAACAACTGCATTTGTGCTAACAGGAGGGTACTCACCACCACCCCACTCAATCCAGCCGTCATTTTTGGCAGCCAGTGCGGCTTCGTACTGTTCGCGGGTGATGATGGCGGTTTTGTAGTCACTCGCCAAAACATCAGCAATGAAACAGTCAATTCTAGAACCATTAAGAAACCACCGATCAAAACTAACCTCAAATTTAGCAACGCATGGCTGGCATGTTGCCGGCATGATTTCTCTGTCGCGGTCCTGCGTGATGCAATTGGCACGCTCCGGCCATGACCATCCGTTTTCAATGGTTTCCTCAACCAAAATATCAATCAGCTTCATTTCTTCTCTCCGTTATAAATGCTTTTCAGTTCGCCCATCACATTCAGCCATGCTGCATGCTCATCCATGCCGCGCATCACCAGCTTAACGTAGCGATTGCGAGCCTTAAACATCAGTAGCGGGCACATTATTTGTCGCCCACCGTTGACAGGCAGACTTCACGGGCGACAGCGGCCACTTCTTTCGGTGTCTTGTCTGTCATTTTGTATGCCCCATCAACGATGGCCTTGCTGAGTTGGTTAAATTCAGCGCTATACTGGCCTCCAAAAGAAACAATCAGCGCTATCTGCTTTGATACGCCAGCATCACGGGCTTCTGCCGCCGCTTCACCGAACTCACCAACTGCATTGCAAAACTCGCCAGCCGACGCACCAAATGAAGCCATTGCGAATACTGCTGCTGCGATTAATTTTTTCATCTTGAATCCCCTTTGTTTGTGTAACTACATCATCGCTTACGATTCAATCTACGTCAAGACTATTGTGATAAAATAATCTGCATCACCGGAGGTAACAAATGAAACTATCAACGCGCGGAAAGAATTTAATTAAATCTCATGAAGGGCTAGTGCTTGCAGTTTACCCTGACCCGGCAACCGGAGGCGCTCCGTACACCGCCGGATACGGTCATGCCGGAAGCGACGTTAAGCCGGGAATGAAGGTCACGCAGGCAATGGCTGACGCATGGTTTGATAAAGACGTAGCGAAATTTGAAAGCGGCGTTTCGTCACTCATCACATCCCCAACAACTCAGGGGCAGTTTGATGCAATGGTGTCGCTGGCCTACAACATTGGCCTTGGTAACTTTGGTAAATCAACTCTGCTGAAAAAGCATAATTCCTGCTGCTACACCTGCGCCGCCGACCAGTTCCGGGTATGGAATCGCGCCAATGGCAAGGTCATGAACGGACTCACAAAGCGCAGGGCGGCAGAACGTCAGGTCTACATGTCATGAAGCGCATCAGTAACTGGCTTATCGGCATTTGGGCATCATTCTGCTCGCTGATTCAGCTCTGGCCTGACGCCATGGTTCATGTGTGGGCTTTCATGCCTGAAGACCTCAGGTCTGCCATTCCGCCGATTGCGGTAAAGGCGATCAGCTACAGCATCCTTCTTGCCTCGCTGTTTGGAAAAATGCACGACATGAAGAAAGAGATTAAGGCGCTGAAAAATGACCAGAATTAAGTTAATTCTAATCGCCATAGGCGTCGCGGTAATCATTGCTGCATCTGGTTATGGCGCTGGATACATGAAGGGATGGTATGCGCACAGCGAAAAAGTTAATCGTGACGCAGAAAAGCGCAGGCAGGAGGTGCAAAGCAAGCAGGCTAAGTCCACGGAGCAATCTCAGCAGGTGCGCGTTGTGACTGAAACCAAATACAAAACCATTTACCGCGACGTGGTGAAATATGTCTCCGACCCGAATCGTAATGTGTGTGTTTTTGATGACAACTATCAGCGGTTGCGCCAACAATCACTCGACGCCGACGCCTCCGTCAGCAGAGATGCTAGGTCAGGTGTGCGAATTATCGAAAGTGGCGCCAAAAAATAGCGACGAAAGTATCGTTATGGAGAACCAGAACACGGAGTGCGCCACAAAAAGAAAGATGACGATTTACGACTGGCAGGATTGGTATCGCGATAACTTCCAATAAAAAAGCCCCGTAAGGGGCTTTGTTTTAGAAAATGCCAAGGTCAATCTCACGCATAAAGCGCCTCCATTTTGTACCCAAACATGGTCGCATTCTGATGCTCAACACTACCAGCAAACGCCAGATAGCGGCGACCACGGTTGCTGGTGATGATGTAGGCTGCTGGTTCTCCAAGCCTCGGGACATGATAATCGCGCCGGGCAGGTTCGTGTAACTCCACCATGTCGATTTCAATGCGTGGCACGGGGTCTTGTATTGGCATCACTTCACCTCCCCATTCAGTTCATTAACAATTAATGTTGCATAGCCAGCGATGTCTTTCCAGCTATCGTCGTATGTCGGGTCGCCATTCAGGATGCGACCAATTTTATGCTGAATCATGTCGAGCGCTTCCTTCTGGCTCGCCGTCAGGTTATTCCAGCCCTCTGCGTCATGCATAACTCGTTTCAGAGATCGCATGATTTCTGCGCCGTCTTTGAATTTGCCATAACGGCTGCCGCGCTCGGTGATGAGGGCTTCTGTTGAGATGATGCGCCAATTCAAGTCATCATCAGTTACTGGCTCACGATGGGCGATAACAATATCGCCAGCCTTTTCGATATCCTTATCTCGCCCTGCATAATCCGCGCTGAGGTAGTGGATTTTGCCACTGGTTGCTGACTTCACAGCAAGAACGGCATCTTCATGACCATTAAAATAATCAGCGCTTCCTTTCAGGTATTTGTATTTCATCACTCCACCCTCAACGTAACTTTGTTTTTCTCATCCACGCTGAAGTGTTCGCGCACAAACGCATACATTTCTTCAGCACTCCATTCACGCATTGCTACATAGCAGTGCGCGTAATATCTGACATCTCGCAGGCTTAACGGCTGGCGCTTAGCGATAATCTCAGTCAGTACTTCCAGTGGTTCTTTGCGTTGTCTCGCCATTGTCGCTCTCCTGTGAAAATCATCTTGACGAATCTACGTCAATTAGTCAATACTTGCTGGTGTAGATTGTAACATAAATAGATAAGGTGGTGTGGAATGAAAAAGTGGCAGGAGGTGACAGAAGTTCATAAGCGCGATTGCAGGGAGACTCTGCAAATGCTTAATGTGCCAGAGTCAATCATTAAATCTATCGAGCAGCGCATTGATCTGGCTGCTATGGAGGCCGCCCATGAAGCCGAGGAAGCGCAAATGTTGTCATGGATGGACAGAACTCTACCGGGCGTTTTACATCGTGGTAAGACTACCGATTGAAGATGATGACGGGTATCTGCACAACCATAGTCAGGTGCTCAAATATTATGGCGTTCACTACAAAGTGCTGATGGAGAGAAAAAATGAATACTGATCAGGTGTACGAAAAAGAGTTGTTGAACAAGCTGGAGGAACTCGACCGTACTCGCGCCTGGGTTGAAAGCGAATTGCGCGAAGTTCGCAACCGCATGCAGCGGCAGGTTAACCGCGAAATTATCGAATGGCGCGAAGGGCGCCCGCATTTCAGCAATATTGGTGAATGGGTGGCGAAATGAGCAGGGCCAGCACGTTGCTTCAGTTAATAATGGCTGATGTCAGGGAGGATAATGCAAGGCATGAGTGGCAGAAAAACCAGCCTGACCGCCGAACATTGAAACAGATGCTACGCGCCAGTTTCGGGCGACCTGGCATAAAGCGCGATTATCGCAGGGATAGGGTGCTGAGAAAGCTATGCAACATTCAGGTTAAATACATGATGGAAAAGGTGGCCAAATGAAACCAATGATGAGCAGTAGTGGATTACTTGAGTGCCATGATTGCGGGAGCCTTAATATTTTTGCTTGCGTAAATGATTCCAAGTGGATTATTGAGTGCAATGATTGCGGAAAGAAAGGTGATAAGTACGTCCGCCTTTGCTCTGCTGTAAGGTCATGGAATACCAGAAATGGCTTCCTATATACAGTTAGCGACTACAAACAGGATGCACTGGAGCGCGCAAATGGACTTTAAAACGCAAATACTAACGGTGATAGAGCGCTGCGGCGGCGCAACCAATGCCATGATACGCAAGCAGACTGGCATGACAAACCGAGCCAGCGTTACAGGTTATCTGATTGAGCTGGAGGGTATGGGATTTATTATTAAAGAGGAAAGCGTCAGCTATGGCAGGCGCTGCTTTAAGTATTTCCTCAATCCCGATAATACTGCGCTTGACCTGGCAATTCAGACCTATCTTGAGGCGAACCCGGGACGCAAGAGCAAGCAGATAGCAGAGGCTGTAGGCGTCAATTACACCATCCTCAAGGCACGCATGCGCTATCTGGCAAGCATTGGTCAGGTTGACCGCGAAATGCTTCCCGGCGGCGCATGGAAATATTACTGGCAGGAAATCATCCCGTTTGGAATGAGTCGTGACAGGATGATGTTTGAAAAGCTGCTTGCCGGGGCGCGTCAGTCATGTGGGCGGTAAAGCATAAATCAGGAACCGTGCTGTTTGTCACCAACTGTGAACGCACGGCCAATAATCGCAGAGAGATGGGGTGGATAGTGGAGGAAGTGGATGTGAGCAAACCAAAAAGCGCATTAATTAAAATTACATGGCATGACGACACGGTTAGCCAGTGGCATGCAGATTCATTCAGAGAGGGTGAGCACTCCATTGAAATGAATATTGGTGGATGCATTGTTTGCATCCCCTGGAGGTTATACAAAGATGGCGAAGTTAAACATTTGGATGTGGAGTCGTAAATGAAACTACAACTTAGCGAAATAATGGAAGCAACAGTCAGTGAACTGGAGGATATCGACATGACGCTTGCCTTTGAGATTGAGGCTATTGAGCGCCAGCTTTCCGGGAATCATGATGCGGGCAGAGTATGGAAGGAGAAGGCAATGAAAGCGCGCGACCATATGAAGCGCACCCGCAATCTGGTGAAGCAGCGACTCGATAAACTGTACTATGGCGAGGAGAGGATGTTACATGGCGCAATCATTGCGGAACTGAAGAAAACGATGTCAATCGGCAAGTTCATGGATGCAGTAAATCGCGCAAAAATTAACTGCGGAATGCTAAATAAGAATAGTCCTCAATAAATCTTCATCATTGGCTGCTACCTTGCATTCAGGAGGTAGCAGCCATGCCAATCATACTGATATCATTCTTTGCTACTCTTTTCGCTTTTACCGCATCTCCGCTTTACCTTCTCGCGTCCGTTTCGTGGTGCATATTCATGGTGTGTTATAATCCGGGCATAAAGTAAGCGCGGAGAAAGGTCATGATTGTCAAAATTGGCGACAAGTGGGTCGTTAAATCCAAGGATGGCTCGCACCAGTTTGGCGAGTACGATACCGAAGAGGCGGCTAAAAAGCGCCTTGCTGAGGTGGAGGCATTCAAGCACATGAATAATAAATTACAGGTTAACATCCTGTACACCATCAATTCGGCCAGCAACATCAGTGAAAAAATCATTGATGGCGACCAGCACTACGTCATCAAGAATGTCGTGCCGGTGGTAGATGATATTGTCATGAATGGCGGTCTGTACCCTGGCGATGAGATTAAAAAATCATTCCATGGGCTTGACGGGAAACCAGCGCCGTATGACCACCCGAAGATTGACGGTAAATATGTGTCGGCCAACATGACGCGAGCGGCCAATCAGTTCAGTGTTGGTGCATGGATTGAGAACTCATCTCATGACGGCAGCAAGGCGCTGGTAGACCTTTATATTAACAAGGTGGTAGCTGAGCGATCTGATAAAGGCAGGGAGTTACTATCGCGTATTGATGGTCTCAAAATTAACAGCGCCGATGCTGAACCTGTTCAGGTGTCTACCGGTCTGTTACTCAACCGCGAGCAGGCATCAGGAACCTCTAAGGGTAAAAAATATTCCTGGATTGCCCGAAATATGGAGTGGGACCACCTCGCCATTCTTCCTCCAGGGGTCCCAGGGGCTGGAACACCAGAAGATGGTGTTGGCATTTTTGCCACCAATGGCGAAGACATTGAGCGCGTCGTGGTTAACCTTGAGGAATCGGCTATTCCAGACGAAAGTGCAAACAAAATCAAATGGTGGCAGCGCGCCATCAATCGCCTGACTGGCAATCAACTGTCATTCACCGATATTACCGAGCAGCTCCGCAATATCATCAAGGCCGAGATGCCAGCCGACTCGTGGCCTTACATCGTCGCCGTTTATGATAATTACTTCGGCGTTGAGATTGACGGCACCATTTATATGCAGTCCTACATCGTCCGTGAGGATATGGTAGAATTAGTCGGTGAACGGGTTAAGGCTGTTTATAAGACAGAGCTTGAACCGGTAAAAACAACTCAAGGGGAAATCTCAATGACTAACGAGGAATTACAGGCTGTATTAGCCGATGCCCTCAAACCGGTTCAGGAATCGTTGACCGCAGTCAACCAGAAACTGGCCGATGTGGAGGCGCAAAACAAAACCCTACGCGACCAGCTGCAAGCCAATGCTGCGCAAGAAGAGACCGCAATGCGCGCCGCCATTATGGCTGAGCTGAAGTTGCCGGAATCTGCTGTTAATGCGCTGACTGGCGAAGCACTGCGTGAAACCTATGCGCTCACCAGTAAAGCGGCTCCGATTTCCGGCGGGTTCCAGCCGAACCGTGCCGAAGAAGATTTTGATATGGAGGCACCTGAATAATGGCTACTATCCGTTATGGCACCATCATCGGCGGCCCGGCCCGCAAAAATGACCCGCAGATTCGCGAAGGCATCATGAAGGTCGAGTTGAAGCCGGGAGCACTGATTGACTTCGACACCACTGACGACAAAATCATCGCGCATGCGACTGCTGGCGGTCAGGGTTTCCCCTACGTTCTGCAACACAACTATGTTGGTGGCGGTGACGTGAGCGAAGCTGTACCGGCGAATGCTACCGGCATGGCAGTGCAATGCGAATTTGGCGTAACGTATCACGCTCTGGTTGCGGCATCCTCCGCGCTGGTAAAAGGTACTCCGCTGGCAAGCGATGGCTCCGGCGCATTAAAAGTGGCTGGCACAGGTGATAAAATCCTGTTCTATGCGTATGAAGCCTACACCGTAGCATCTGATGGCGCTGAGCTGGTTGCAGTTCGTCGCGCTGGCAATGCTTCCATGCCTGCTGGAGAACTGTAATGGAAAAGATTATTTTTACCAAAGACTTGGTAGCCAACTCCGCAGTAGTGGCTGACCAGTGGAAACATCTTGCCATCGACCGTAAGGTGTTCTGCAACGCAGAAGCTGAACTGGCGAAAACCTATGGCGTTAACGCCACCGCACTGGTAACGAAAGATTACTGGCGTGAAGTGGACAACGTTACCACCCGCGTTTTCCGCAACGAAGCCGGTCAGGACATGATGGCTGACCTGATGGGTATCGCGGCAAACATCAATATCGGTAAGACTGTGGCAATCAGCCGCATCGCTTCCGATGCTGGCAAGGTCGTCCGCACCCTGTCCGGTCAGGAGCCAGAAGATTTGGATAAAACTCGCTACGATTACACTGGCGATGTGATTCCAATCTTCAAGACTGGATACAGCCGCGAATGGCGCGAACTGCTGGGTATGCAATCTGAAGGTTTTGACCCGCTGCTGGATGATCAGGCTAACGTCACCTTTAATCTGCGTTCCGATATGGCGCAGTATCTGCTGACTGGCGACCAGACTCTGAACGTGAACGGCGTTTACACTGGCTACGGTATCACCAACCACCCGAACACCATTCAGGTTAATTTGAGCACTGATTCCCCGGGCCTGAATATCGACCTGCAAACCGCAACGCCAGACGAAATCGTGACCTTCTTCAATCAGGATTTCCAGGCTATTCTCGATGCGCAGAACGTATTTGAACAGGTGACTCTGTGGGTTTCCCCGGCAGTGCGCCGCAGCTTCATGCGTCCGTATTCTGAGGCTGCTGGCTTTAAAGGTGGCACCGTTGAGCAGTACATCACTCAGTTCGGCAATGGTCGCATCGGTAAGATTGGCACCAACTTCCTGCTGACTGGCAACCATTTCGTTGGCTATGTTCGCAACGACATGTACATCCGTCCGCGTGTTGCTCAGCCTGTTTCCACCTATGCGGCGGCCCGCGCCAACCCGCACGATAACTTTAACTTTATGGCGTGGTCAGCTTTCGGTTTGCAAATCCGTAAGGATTTCACTGGCAAGTCCAAAGTGTTTAACGGCTACGGCACGCAAACTCCGCAGTAATAGAAAGGGGCGAAAGCCCCTTTGTGAATTTGAGGTGAATAATGGCTAAGTACGAAGTCATCGCACGCGGAATCTTTGTTAAAGAGAAAGGCAAGATTCGTGAATTGCAGCTTGGCGAGGTTATCACGGAACCTGCTGAACATCTGATGTCAAAACTGCGCGTCATGCCAGAACTGGAAAAGTCTTTCGAAGTCGCAACCCCGCAAGAAAAGACGACAAAGAAAAAAGAAAAAGAAAGCAGAGTAAACTAAACCCGCATTATGCGGGTTTTTTATTGGGGGTTTCTATGGCTGTAAGATAAAAGAAAAGCCCCGTTGCGGGGCTTTTGATTTCTACAGACGCATAGGCATAACAACAATCTTCGCAGTTTCGCCAGATGGCGCGCTAAGACAGCAAACTGCGGCATTTGTATTCCCATTCAACTCAAACTTAACGCCACAGAATTTAGGATTAAACAGCCTGGCCACTTTCTCAACGTCAACCAGATAGCCAGCATTGAAGCAAATTTCCTCTGCTGCTTTCGTTTCCTTTGGTATCACGCGGTCAATGTCAGGGAATCTGCCGCCAATCTCTTCGCAGATGCCAGCGCCAACCATCACGCCAGCTTCATCATGATACGTTGCAATTTTCGACTTGGTATCAATGATGGCGTAGTCATAGCGTTTTGTTGGAGGTTTACCAATCTTGATGATCACATTTTCCGTCAACTTATTTTCATGATTGCCGCCAATGAATGCGCGATGACCGTCAGTTGACGCAATGCGACCATCAGGCATGAAGCAGATTCCGTTCAGGTAGTAGCGCACATCGTTGCGCGCCTGAAATATTAATGCTGATTCAAGTAGTGGTTTGTTGATTTTTAGTTTCATCACTTCACCTTTATCATGTGTTGTTTTGCAACCTTCAGGCATTCTTCAAAAATGCCACCCTTCTTTGCGCTCTGATTGCGCTTGTAATACTGAATCGCCGCATCAACTGCCATCTGGTCAATGTCAGACAGCTTGGCGCGAAGTTGTTTTTCGATGAATTGTTCTGGGTTCATTTTATTGACTCCATGAATGCTTTCACGAATTCCGCTGCGACTTGCGTAGATATTCCACTGCTTTAAAAAGCAACACTTCATCGTCCTTGATTACTCCAAGCATATGGTTGCATCCCCGACACAGTAACCCCCTGACCTTACCTGAAGCGTGACAGTGGTCAACGTGCAGTTGATGAGAATATCTTTTACCAGGTTCATCTCCGCATATGGCGCATCTGCCTCCTTGAGAATCCAGCATCTCGACATATTCTTCTTTGCTAATCCCGTACTTTCTTTTTATGTGTCTCCACCTATCTCTATCTTCATTAACGCCGCACCTCTCCTTTTCGTAATTCGGATTTTTATCTCGCCATTCCTTTGTTTTCTTCGTTCTGCACTTAGTACATTTTGAGGTGTAACTTCCCCTGCGCTTATCAAACGTAAACTCGGAAATAGGTTTTTCTTCGGCGCACTCAGAACAAGTCTTCAATAGCCCCTCTGAAAGCGGCGATGAATTCGGCAGCGCACTGGGGTACGATTGCATTGCCGTATCCTCTGAGGCGGGCAACGCGCGCCGGGATGTCTCTTCCAAGCGGGAATCCGATTTCTTCAAAGGCTGCTGCAACGCACGGATCGCCGCTATGTCCCATTCCGCCGGGAACCCCATCAACCATCTGCTGTGTCCAGGCCTCAACTGGCCTGAACTTTCCATCCCGGCATCCGATCCAGTCAGCATCTGACCAGAAGCCGTGATGCGGATTGGTCCAACCTTCCACACTTCCCGCCCCAGCAGGCTGCTTGTAGGCACGTTCAAGCATTCCTTCCCATCCTTGTGGTCGCGTGTCGTTGACGTCGGCCACGCTGCCAGCTTCGCCTGTCCGGGTAACTTCAGACATATCTTCCTGTCCTTCCCGCTGTAGCAATGCGTGCTGCCAGTTGTGTCGTTCACTATTGGTGTCGCCCAGTTGCATCGCGCCGAAGAAAAGTCTGTCGCGTTTGTGTGGTGCACCGACGCTGCACGCTGGCAATACTGCCGACCCGCAGGCGTAGCCTTTGTCTTCCAGGTTAAGGAATACAAAATCGAGCCAGTGCTTTCCAATTGCTGCCGCAACCTGCTCTCCAAACAGCAATTGAGGCTTGCACTCTCTGATGAGCCTGAGAAATGCTGGGGCAAGGTGCCGCTCGTCGTCAAATCCGAGAGACTTACCGGCAACGCTAAACGGCTGGCAAGGTGGTGATCCTGTCCAGAGCTGAGTGCTTGCTGGTATTCCAGCCAACTGGAGTGCAAGGGGCCACCCTCCGATTCCGGCAAAGAAGTGACACTGTGTAAATCCTTCCAGGTCTGAAGGGGTGACTTCGGTGATTGATCGTTCATCGACATATCCGTAAGGAATTAGTTTATTGTTAATTAACTCTCGCAGCCACGCCGCTGCACTTGCGTCCCATTCGTTGTAGTAGCTGGCTGTCATCACAGCCTCTCCAGAATAGCCAGAACTTCACTCAACTCAGCGGAAGGAAGGCGCAAAAATTCTTCTGTCTCCTGCGCAACATGACCCTCAGCGACAACCATATGGTCTGCTTCTTTCAGCAACTGAATCAGGCGGTCAATCGGCTTAACTTTTTTGGCCTTGAGCGTTTTAGCCGTCACCTTATCTTTGCCCTGCGCTTTCGCTTCCTCAACGGCGGCATCAATAACGTTAACGGCATCATCGCCATGCTCACGTGCGACCGCAACGGCGTTGGCATAGCTGATTTGGCCTGCATTGATACGCTGCTTGATGGCATCAGGTACGTCACCAAGTGACAGGTGCATCTGCACATCAGAAACTGAGCGACCGACCTTCTTGGCGATTTCTTCATTCGTCCACCCGAACCCTTTGAGGCGCACATAAGCCTTTGCACGCTCAAGCGGGTCGAGTTGCTTGCCCTGACTTGAAGACACCATGAAGGCGATTTTATCCGCCTCATCGCCGGTGAAGCCTTTGCACTCAATTCGCGCAATTGGCACGCCGCGCTCAATGGCACGCAGTGCTCCAAGGTAACGATGCTGGCCGTCAAGAATCTTGATGCGCTTTCCGTCGGCATCAGGAATAACGGTTAACGCCGGGATTGGCTGTCCTGATTCCCAACACTGCGCGAAGTATTCAACGTGCTGCTCATCGGCTTCGCGGATGTTGTACCCCGGCTCAAGGTAAAGCTGGTCGACAGGGACCTGATAACCTTTGTTGACCACGATTCCGCCGCGAGTTTCTTTGTCTGAGTAAATTTTTCCGAGAGATGTCATCTTTCCCTCACTTTGATAAACAGATTGCACTGGCAATGGCGAATCCGATAACGATTAACGCCAGCTTGATTTTGAACTTATCCCACGCCTTCAGGTCTTCTTTTCGTATTTCGTGGCGGATCATTGGGGTTCTCCGAGTGCTTTGGAAATTGCGGCATAGGCCTTGCTCAAGGCAGTGGCATTCCTTTTTGTTGGCGTAGTGAAGACTACAAGCATCTCCAGAGCCTCCAGCAATTCCGGCGCAGCGGCCATCATTCGTTGGTTGGCAACTTGAACCTCAACTTCAGGGTCAAACTCAACCCAGCCGACAGGAATAATCACTCCATAAGACTGGTCGTCATCTGTTGATTTTGGCCCTATTGCCCTGCTGTTATCTCCAAACCACGGCCCCGGCGTACCTTTGAATTCATTCATCCTCATCACCTCTAACATTTATTGTTGTTTCTACGTCATCACTATAGCGACACCCTCAATCTACGTCAACACTTTATGATAAAATTAAACCAACAACACTCAACCCGCGCTGTTCCGTGCTGAAAAACGTAAGGCGGCGAAATTGGATATAGCAATCGGCGTTATCGTCATGGCGCTTTCGCTGGTTCAGGTGTACAGATGCTGGAAGTTCATCATTCGGAGAATAATTAATGAGAGACGCGCTTCAGCACGCCGCAAACCAGATAATTAGTGGCACTGTCGGCCAGGTAATCGACAAAGCCGGTTATACCTCCATCGGCACGGGTCTTGGCCTGAAGGTGGCAGAGCAGACGCCGGTCGCACAATCATACATTGCCTCAATGATCCCCCATTCGATTACCGAGTGGGCAGCGGTAGCCTCTATACTTGGCGCGCTGTCACTGGTGGCAAAAAACCTTTTTGAGATGTGGTGGAAGATTCGGGAGAGCAAAAAGAATGGCAGCACCGACAGCAAGTGAACTTGTCGCCGCCATGGCGTCAAGAGGCGTGACTATCACCACAGCAGACGCAACGGGAATCCTGTGTCTGGTGGCGAGCATCACAGAGTGTCTTGAGCTTAATTACCCTGAAGACACATGTAGGCAGGATGCAATTCTGCTATGGGCCTCAATCCTTATCGCCTCAAATACAGCCGGAAGATACATAACCAGCCACCGGGCGCCATCTGGTGCGTCGCAGTCATTTGGCTATGGCAGTAAGCCGTGGATGGCCCTTTACAATCAGATGAAGCTACTCGATACGGCAGACTGCACAGGCGACCTTGTGGAAGAGCCTGATGGGGCAGCAAAGCCGTGGTTTCGTGTTGTCACCGGGAGTAAGTGCAGATGAAAACGTCAACATTAACTGTAAATATCGCAATCCGTAAATGGTGCATGCCGCTGCTGGTTATTCTGGTATTGCTGCGCCTTCCTGTTCCGCGCTGGATTTATACTCTTGAGGCCGCACCATGTCAGCGATAGCGAGATGGAGCTATACGCAGCCATGCACAATCTGGCGGCTTACTGGCAAGGATAAGTATGGCAAGCCAACATTCGCCGCGCCAGAGCCCATCATGTGTGATTATGGCTTCGATAAGAATCTGACCACCGGCACAGCTGGCAATGAGATTGCACAGAAAAACACATTCTGGACGGAATACCAGGATGCGTCTGTTGGCGACTTCATCATGCTTGGCACCATTACCAGTGCTGACCCGCTGGCCGCCGGAGCTGACCAGATTAGAAGCATCGTGAATTACGGCAATACGCTAGACCGCAATGACCTACCTGATTTTGCGCTGGTAACGGGGTAATGTATGGCCGCCAAAATGCGAGGTATCCAGCAGGCGATTAAGCGCACCCAGCAGATAGTCGGCGAGATTACTGGCGAGAAGGCGGTATCAGCAATAAAAGCCGCCAACTACATCATCAGGACTGAATCGGCCTCCATGACGCCAGTAGCCACGTCAACGCTGATAAACAGCCAGTATGACACCGTTGAGGTTAATGGCACTCGCATAACTGGCAAGATTGGGTATTCCGCTAATTACGCCCTGTATGTCCATAATGCGCCAGGTAAATTGCTTGGCACGAATACGCCGCGCACAGGACGGCTCAAAGGAAAGGGTAACGTGTGGGATAAAAGCGGCGAGCCTAAATTCCTTCTCAAGGCTGGCGAAAACACACGCGAACTTGTCGATCAGGTAATTAAAAAAGAGATGACGCTAAAATGAGAGATATGCTTGAGCTTGTTGACCAGTACCTTAGCGATGCCGGTCTTTATGATGGGTGGACTTCTCAGCTTGAGTTCTGGAACGATACCGAAGTTGGCACAGATCGGTTTATGGTGCTGCAATCCAATGGCGGCACGAACGTAAGCAAAGACCTCAGCAATGATTATTATTTTTCGCTCTATGTTGTCGGCCAGCAGGGCCAGTACAACATCGAAGAAACAAAGGCAAAAGCGCTTGATGTCATCGCATACATCAAAGAGCATCCAGTTGATAGTTGTATTGGAATGATTCAGTTGCAGGCGCCGCTTGGCCGCCCTACGCTTACGACAGAGAAAAGGCCTGTTTATGAATTGTTGCTGAGGGTTGTTTTTGGTGAATAAAAAAAGGCCGCTGATGAGCGGCTTTTAGTAGTCATTACTACATAATAAATAATCAATGGCATCGCCAAGATATTCGAATCGGGCATCATATCGCCCATTAGCATTTGCGACAACATACCACTTCCCGACCTTTGATATACCAGCAACCCTGCTATTATTTTGGTCAGCTATGCGCCAGTAATCATAGTGGATTTTTTGGATTTGTATCATTGCGCTCACCGAATATGGTTCCCGCGACAGGATTCGAATTATTGTTGTGGCCCTGGTGCCTCCAGGTTGCTGGTCGGTAAATCCAGCAGGCATACCCACAAAAGGAGCATATTTCTACCTTGCCACGTGCGCATAGCCGCATTACCACAACGGAAAGAGCACTGGCTTGGCTCGACATCAGATAGGGTGGAACAGCCCTCAAATGCCCAATGCTCTTACCTGTTGTGTGTTGTGGAGTGACGCACCATCTCACTCTTGAATGTTAACCCATTCCCGGCCCAGCAACACACGCTACGGTTAAGATTATTGCGCGTGTTGTATGGTCTTGCTGGTCACAACGGAAAGAGCACTCCAGGACTTACCACACGTACTTTTGCGCATAGGTCGTCACCAGTGCGGGCGTGTCCCCTGAAGCTACCTGACAATGCTCTTACCTGTTGTGTGCCCATTATTAATCACACCGGGCCAGTGCGCCGAATTCATTGACAAGGAGTCGGAAGACCTTGCTGGTGTTTGGCCGTTAGGCTACTGCCAGATACATTTCTTCGTTTGCATTTATCTTTGTGGTCAGTTTCTAAAAACCCGCAAAGTCGCTTACGAAAACTATCTGCCATTTAATCTACACCACCAATCAAAACCTGTCAACATGATATAATGCGATTGTTTAGCTAAACAGAGAGGATTCTAAACATGGCTATTTGTGCAAATGATAACGGCATCATCACAGGTCGCCAGTCGCTCATCGAGCTGGCTGATGGCTGCTGGGATGCTGTGCCAGCAGGGGAAGACTGGAAGTTTTTTGCTCCCATGACCTCAAAAGGCGTCGACTTCAGCCCAAGCACCACTACCTCAGAGGCTGATGATGGCGATGGCTTTGTCGCGACGCTGGTCACTACCGCAGACCTCACCATTTCCGGTGATTTTGAAGTTCGTAAGGCTGACAAGGCTGATGAGTATGGCGTGCATAATCTCATCAAATACTTTGTCACCGAAGTAAAAGCGCGTCGCCAGCCGTCACTGTGGGTGCGTCAAACCACCGGTAATACCGTTGTCGTTGCTTACTGCAACATTACCGCACTGAGCTACGATGGTGGCACTAACGATATCATCACTGGTTCGGTTGAATTCAAGCCATATGATGGCTCTACTGTTGACGTGTCCAGCATCGAAGATTTGACGCTGACTACTGATATCAGTGCAACCAAAACCGTTGCTACTGGCGACACTCTGACGCTCGGTCCGGTAGTTGCGGCTGGCGGTGTCGAGCCTTATACCTACCAATGGTATAAAGGCACTTCGCCGATTAGCAGCGCAACTTCTGCCACGTATACCAAGGCGGGCGCCGTCAATGGCGATGCTGGTACGTACTTCTGCCGCGTGATGGACTCGGCAACCAGCCCTGATTACGTTGACTCAACCAAGTGTGTTGTTACCGTTGAGTGATAAAGAAAACCCCCGAAAGGGGGTTTATTCTGTTCTGACATATCTAAAAAACAACTTATCTTGAGATATCATCTTTAATTTGCCATCTCGCTCCATTCTTCTTGCTATCCTCCGCATGTTACTATGCGAAGATTTAAATTTATGGACATAAATCCAGCCGTAATATTCAATCATTTCGTTCACATGGCTTTCTTTTTTTATTTTATGAATGGCTCTCATTATCACGCCTTCCTCGTCTTATTTTTAATCGCCCACAAAATCAGATTAGCCATAAACTCAGATCGCTTTAAGTGAATGGCAATCGCGTAATTAATGTCAATCCACTGTCCGGCATAGGCGGATATGACATCAGCATCTGTTTGGTCAACCACCATTGGTTTTCTCCCGCAACATCATACACACTCATCAAGCTGACGGCGCAACATGCACAGCGCGCCATGCGGCATAAACTGATTAGCCATGCCATCGAATATCTGGCGGTTTAATTTATTATCAATTCGCGGCCTGATTGCTGACCAGCACGCGCGTATTGATTTGTTAACCTGGCGAGACTCCATCATGGCAAACTTAGTTGCTAGTTCAATTGTTACCAAGGCGTCAAGGTATTGCTCGCATGCATAGCGGTTCTCATCGTCCGCTGACTCCCTCAAGCCTGTAAATTCACCATCAGAATGATCGCCATCATCTTCACCTACATATTCAATATCCATCAAGCTCTCCTGGTTTTATTCTTTATACCACACAAAATCAGATTGGCGATAAACTCAGCGCGTCGCAGGTGAATTGCTATCGCGTAGTTTATATCGATGCGTTGGCCTGCATATGCAGATATCACATCTTCGTCGTCTTTATTGACTGGCATTTTTAATCCTCAACCACTACGCCAATCTTAGCCAGTAACAAAATCGCCTTTACGCGGGCCTCATCATAGGTAAACCCGCAATCAACGTACAGGTCGATGTAAAATCTCAAATCAGCATCTGTTTCGCTCATCTTATGCGCTCCTTATGGCTTACAGAATCAATCTACGTCAGCTTTGCACGCCCTGTCAATGGTATAATTACGTCATTATGAAAACAGGATTTAGACATGAGACAACGCACACCGCTAACAGAAATCGGAGAAATGCGCATCTCCCTGGATGACAAGTCTTTTTTCTTCAAACCATCATTTGCGGCGATGAATGAGCTTGGCTCACCAAAAGAGATTGTCGAGCTGTATGCTACGCTTAATGGCTATGAATACGCGGCTGTACTTGGCGCCATTCAGTCATTGCCATACGGCGCACAGATTCAGGTGGCAAAAATCCTGTCACGTCCTGCCTATGGCAAGAAAGTGCTCAGCGCTGCCTGCCTCATCATGCAGTCCTGTTGTGATGATGATATCTCGGTGCTCATTGGATCATGGAAGCCGACTCCGCGCGGTGTTAAGTACGTCACCGGACGAATGCCAGTAAATGACATTATTATTATTGCTCGAAACCTGATGGAGCATGGCATCATCGGAAAGTCTCCGCTCAAGGTTCCTCAGCGCTCGGAAAACCAAAAGCGCACAACCAGTGAGTTGAGAATGTCGGATTACATCATCTCAGCTCGCACCCATTTCGGAATCACCCGCGAGGAAGCCGAAGACCTGACCATGACCGAGTATCAGCAGATGATAAAATCAAAATACCCGGAACCGGAAGGCATGACGCGCGAGCAGTATGATGCGTCCTATGAGCGGGCTAAGCTGAATAAACAGAAACTGAAAGAGAAAGCCGCCAGAAAGGCCGCTAAAAGCAAAGGAGCAAAATAATGGCAGAAACAGTTGGCGGCATTATCTATGAGGTTGGCATTGACACATCCCAGCTAGTGGCTGGCAGTCGTGAATTGCAGTCAATGCTAAATGGACTTAGCGGGAACATGGGGCGACTTGAGGCCAGTGTAAACAGGACAGAGCGCTCTATTGGATCGATGGAACGAACAATGTCCAGCCTTTCTGGCGTTGCCAAGGGATTGTTCGCGGCGCTTTCTGTGCAACAGGTTGCGAGTTACGCCGATGCCTGGACTGAACTAAATAACAAGGTAGCTAACTCGGTTCGTACTGGAGAGACGCAGACCGAAGTTATGCAGCGGATCTTTGATGTTTCACAAGCAACCCAGTCATCCCTTAACGGCACGGCGACTCTTTACGCCAGACTTGAGCGAGGAACCAGGGCGTACAACACCAGCGCGGAAGATTTAGTCCGCCTGACCACTATTATCAACCAGGGGTTTGCAGTATCCGGTGCAACAGCTCAGGAAGCTGAGAACGCAATCATTCAGCTATCACAGGGTATCGCTTCCGGCGTTCTGCGCGGCGAGGAGTTTAACTCAGTGTCAGAGCAAGGCAGCCGCCTCATGGTAGCTCTGGCTGATTCGATGGGTGTTTCTATCGGTCAGTTGAGGGCTATGGCCGCTCAGGGGCAGCTAACAACAGACGTTGTAGTTAAGGGGCTTCTGTCACAAGGGGATGCAATCGGCAAAGAATTTGCCAACACCACCGTCTCAATCGCCAAGGGATTGCAGGTAGCCGGCAACAACGTAACGAAGTTCTTTGGCGAAAACTCGACGGTTAAATCATTTGCAGCAGGGTTCCGAGACTCTGTCATCACAATAAGTGAGAACCTTGAGACGCTGAGCGGCGCCCTTATCATTGTAGCTGGCATAATGGGAAGTCGGTATGTTGGCGCGCTGGCAATGTCCACTGCCGCGAAAATATCAGATATAGCGGCATCAAGACAGCAATTAATAGCTGAGAATCAGCAGGCACAATCTGCACTCTTTGCCGCCAATGCCACCCAGAGAAAAGCTTTCGCTGATAAAGAGGCGGCACTATCATCTGTCGCACTTGCCCAGGCTGAATATAACGTAGCAAAAGGCAGTGCAGCCGAGGCGCTGGCTCTTGATGCTCTTATAGCTGCAAAGTCCAGAGCGAGCGCCGCATCATTGTCTTTGGCGCAAGCTGAAAACGCACAGGCCGCGGCATCAGCGAGAGCGGCATCTGCGGCCAGAGCAGCTTCGGTAGGGGTTGGCCTTGCCAGAGGGGCGCTTTCATTGATAGGCGGCCCAGCAGGAGCGGCGACGTTAGCAGCGGGGGCAATTTTCTACTTCTGGCAAAAAGCGCAGCAGGCCAGAGAAGAATCCATTCGCTTTGCTGATAGCTTGGATCAAGTTAACGAGTCAATGAAGGCGATGAATAACACCCAGCTAAGGGGGGTAATTGCCGACGCTAATAAGTCTATTCAGGCACAAGAGGAATATGTAAGGGATCTTGAAGACAGCATTGATAAACTTAAAGGTGAGATTGATGACTATACCGCAAGAGGAAAGCTGTTCGGAACAACAATAGAGCAAGGAAACGGGTTACTAAAAATCGCATCAGATAAAACTGATGAACTGAATCAAAAATCGCGCGACCTTGCGAACGCCAAGGAAAAACTAGCAAGAACTCAGGAAGCCGCATCTGAAGCACGCAGAACCCTTACAAACAACATGCTCACGTCTATGGGTGTGCATGACAGCCTGATTGAGAAGGGATCAACGCTTGAAAGGGTGCAGGGCGCTGTAGCAAGAGCATTTGGCCTGACTGCCGATGAGATAAACCGAGCAAATCAGGCAGGCCAAAACTTCAACCCAAAATCCTTGCAAGTGTCGCCCCCAACAGAAGAAGCTGACAAGATAATCCTCAATCTTGAGGAGCAAAACCAACTTTTAAAAATACAGGATGAAAGACAAAGGGCAGTAACAAAGGCGAGAATGGAGGCAGCTAAGGTAACTGATAACCCCAATCAGATAGCCAGAGCTGCTGAGCTTGCAGGTCAGATATATGATTTAACTGAGGCTGAGAAAGCAAGAGAAAAAGCGCAAAATGATTCTCAATCAGCGGCCCAAAAAGCCGCCACAGAGCAGGAGAATATCGCCAACAAACTTGAGCAACTGCGGCAAGAATCATTGCTAACAGCAGATAGCACAAGAGAGCTAAGTCGAGAGCAAGCAATACTACAGGCACAACAATCATTAGGAAAAGGCGCCACAGAGGAGCAAATAAGGCTCGCTGGAGAGTACAAGGCTAAGGCATGGGATAATGCCAACGCGATAAAGGCTCAGGCAGAGGCGGAGAAACAAAGGGTCGAAGCTGTAAAAGGATTCGCTGCATTAAAATCGCAGACATCACCAATGTTTGCCGTTGAAACAAACTATCAGAAGGATTTAGCAGCGCTTAATGCTTACGCAGTAGCTTACCCGCAAAAGATAGCGGAGGTTGAGCAGGCCAGAGCAGCAATTGAGGAGCAATACCGCCAGCAGCGCCTTGATGCCATGTGGCAGGAGTGGAGTCAGCAGAATGCGGCTACGCAGGCGGCTGCTGCTGCATTTGATGCTTTTGGACAAACTGCAAGTAATGCCTTAACTGGCATCCTGACTGGTTCAATGTCTGTTAGCGAGGCGCTACAGTCAATTGGCAGCACTGTGTTAAACGCCGTGATTAACTCATTCGTTCAGATGGGCGTGGAGTGGCTTAAATCAGTAATCATGGGACAGGCAGGAATGGCAGCAGCATCTGCCGCAACCGCCGCTCAGGCGGCAGGAATAGCAGCGGCTATGGCGCCAGCAGCAGCGATGACCTCGCTTGCTACATCTGGAGCTAACGCAATCCCAGCTCAGGCTGGTATTGCTTCTACGGTTGGTGTGGCTAAAGCAATGTCTGTTGCCGGGGCATTAAAGAATGGTGGCCCTGCGCAGGCTGGATCAATGTACAGAGTTGGCGAGAACAACCTACCTGAGATATTCCAGGCTTCAAATGGACATCAATACATGATTCCTGGAGATTCAGGGAGGGTTATCAGCAACAAAGACCTTACCGGCAGCGGCGGTGGTATTGTGATTAATAATAATGTCATCAATAACAGCAGCGGAGCAACAGCATCATCAACAGCGAGAGATAATGGTGACGGGTCTGTTACAATTGAGACGATTGTGGCAGATATCGAGGCTGGAGGCCCGATCTCAAACGCGATTACCAGTCACACCACTGCAACCAGAAGGGCGACAGAATAATGGCTATAGCTTACCCATCATGGCTTCCGCTGGCGCAGCGGGCCAGCAAGAACATGACGACTCAAACCCCATTCCGCAGCGATCAGCCTGCGGTTGGGGCGCCAATATTTCAAAAGTTAACTACCGATGTTGCAGTAACATGGAGTTTGACGTGGGTTTTTACTCTGGAGCAAGACCGGGCTTTCATGCAGTGGTTAAGGAGTCCCAAGTATCTCAATAAATGCAACGAATGGTTTACAATGGATGTTGATCTTGGGGGTAGTGGAAGACAAAACCAGACATTGCATTTTACTGACTATCCCGTTCAAACCAGCATCAATGGTGGCGTCGTAACATGGACAGGAAACGTGATAGCAAAAACGTTAAATAATAGTGATGATGGCTCTGATGATATTATCGTTGAATATCCACCAAGCCAAAGATTGTGGCTCGATGAAATTGTTAACAGAGACTGGCCGGAGTATCCATAATGCCAACATTACGTGAATACCAGTCGAAAAGGCCAAACTGGAAACTGTATGACACCATAACCTTTTATCATTCTTCATTTGGTTACGTCCGGTTAGTTGGCAATGAGTTTTCTGATATTGTACTTGGCGGTCAGTCTTACCAGCCAGTGCGCATGGATGTAACCAGAAGCCAGCAATCGAACACACCGGTAATCAATGCCACGTTGAAGTTTGCGCGACTGGCTAATGACTTTAAGCAATATTTAAAGTTATGGTCAGGTTCTGGACGCATTGAGCCTATCACTGCGTTATACCAGCGTTTTGACGAGACCGACAAAGACACACCATTAAAACCATATACGCTTTATGTGAACGATGTGACGCTTGATCAGTCTGATGTAACTGTCTCCATCTCCATAAAAAACCCAATTAATGGCAACGTGGCAAAACTTTATGACATCACAGAATTCCCAGGGCTGCGTACCGTTTGACGATTTTGAAAGAATGATGACTGGTAAGCCATACGTCGACAGGTGTTGTCACGTTGATGCAGTGGACTGCTGGGGGCTGGTAGTGCTGTTCTATCGCCTGTGCATGAATGTCAATGTTCACCATGATGATTCATATTCAACAGGTGGCGACTTTGTCACCTGCTTTGATAATGAGGTTGAGTTCTGGCGAGAAACCACGATACCAAAAGCTGGCGATGTGGTGGTTGCCTATAGAGGGAGTCATCCGGTACATGTCGCGCTATGGTGGGGGCGTGATAAAATACTGCATGCGCGAGAGAAAACGGCAGTCAAGACAGACCGCCTTAAAACACTCGAAAAATTATCAACAAAATTAAGGTTCCTGACTTATGCCGGTTATTCACATTCAGAAGATGCCAGGTGTTCCAAAAGAGACGGGTAATGTTCCTGCTGGCACTAATCTGTGGCGATGGCTGGAGAATTCCGGCCTTCCATCTGATATCAGGATTGCGCTGAATGGCCGCATTTTTGGCCCTGATGATGAATTGTCGATATCGTTAAAGCAAAACGATATTGTTAACATTTACTGTCAGCCTCGCGGCGCCATTGGCGACCTTATCAGTACGATACTAAAACCTGTAACTAAGGTGCTTTCTTTCCTGCTGCCTAAAGCATCAACGCCATCAACCAGCACTGGTACAACCGTTGAATCACCCAATAACAGCCTGAAATCGCAGACCAATATCGCGCGAAACGGAGAGGCAAGGCCTGACAACTTCGGGCAGGTAAGGGCATTCCCTGATCTGATTCAGGAGTCATTATTCGAATACATTGACGACCTGAAGTATGTCACTGAGTTCATGAACTTTGGCCTTGGTAAATACACCATTTCTTCGGTTCGCTATGCGGAAACTAATCTTGGCTCCCTGCCGGGGGCAAGTCACGTCATCTACAATCCAGGCGATGTTATCGGACAAATCATTGAGCCTTACCAGTTCGACGGACTTGATGGTCAGGAGGTTCCAGGGCTTAATGAATCGGAAGACACCCCGATAGAGACAGCAACCACGACATCTGTTACCAGCGGAAATTACGCTGGCGGTCAGCTGTTGATGGTCATACCAAAAAACACCGATTTCGATTACTTTATGGGGCTGTCTCTTCCTCATTCAGTAACATTAACAATAAATATAACTTACAGCACAACGTCAGGTACTGTAACCAAAAACATTGAGCTTAGCGGCAACATCATTTCCGCCGAGGAAACTGAGACAGGAACTGCGCCTGATATTCAGTATTTTTATAATTTCACCTTCAATAACCTGACTGGCGCAAATCTTGGAAACCTGAGCGGCGCAACCATCAATAATACTTATTTCCAGATTGTGGATAATGAGGCGCTTGTTGTTGGCCCATATGTTGGAGCCGTGGAGTCTACGCAGGTTTGGGTTCACGTTCAGTCTGAGCTTGGCCCTACCAGTGGCACGGCAGATTATCTGATCAAGGTATGGGCGGTTGATGATAATGGGGATGCCATTCCAGGAACTGAGGAGCAGCTCGCAGACAGCATTGACAACCCATTTACTCAGACAACAAAAACCTACTATCGCACGTATAAGTTTACTCCCGCTTATGGGGTGGCGAAGTACGCCATCAGCATTGAAAGGACAAATAACTCAAACTCTGGCAACCGCGTAACGTTGCAGGCAGCGCACGCCATCAACATCCGCGAGAATGTGGTTTATCCTGATGACACCCTTGTTAAAGTGACGGTAAAGGCCACGCTTCAGCCCACATCAGTCACTGAGCGCAAATATAATGCGCTGATTACCCGCTGGACTATTGGATATAACAGAACAACGGGGGCAGTCGACTATGCGTTAAGACCATCGAGAAGTTTTGCGGATTCAGTGCTGCATAACTGGATTATTACTGCTGGTCAACCTGAAAGCACTATTGACGTGGTAAGACTCTATGAAATAGCTGACGCACTGCCTGATGAGCGTCTTGGGTATTTTGATTACACATTTGACGATGAGGATAAATCGATCGGTGAACGAATTCAGACCATATGTGATGCAGCGCGTGTAACCGTGTTTTGGGATGATGGCGTCTTGTCTTTCTCAAGGGATGAGCAAAAATCAACTCCTGAAACCGTGTTCAATACCAGAAATACGCAGGCCGATGGCTATAAAATGTCTTATGATATGACTTTGCCAGGGTCATATGATGGCGTAAGTGTTCAATACCGCGACCCAAACACCAACAAACAGGCTTACGTTTATTATAAAGTTGGAACATCTGGTATCGAACCGGGAGAGCCGACTAAGCCGAAAAAATTCGACATGCTATATGTTCGAAACCTATATCAGGCAACAGACCGGGCCATGCTTGAGTGCAACCGTCTCATGTACTCACGCCGTGGAATGGAGATAAAAGCGCTTGCTGATGGTGAGTGGGTGAACGTTGGCGATATGATTTCTGTTGTCGACATTTATGATTCAGTGCAGCAGACGGGCGTTATCCGATCAAGGTCTGGAAACGTATTTACCACCAGTGAACAGATCACGGCAGGAAGTGGCCTGTTTGTAGTTATAACTGGCGCCAATGGAAATGTGTCAGATCGATTGGCTTGTACCGTTACTGGATTGAATACATTCGAGTGCGCATTACCATCTGACTTCGAGTTAAACATTTTTGACGGTGTTAACGTTCAGTCAGAATCAAGATATGCCATCTCAACAGAGGTTGAGCTTGACTCAACTTTATGGACAGTCAGCCAGAAAACTCCAGGTACAGATGGCACAGTGTCTCTTACAGTAACTGAGTACAATGACGCCATGTACGCCTACACCAACCCTGTTGCATGATACAATAGGGCAATCAATGATTACGGAGATTGCAGCCAATGGCTACCACCCCAACTAACAAGCCAGTCCCGTCTAACGACCTGAATGATTTTAGATACAACTGTGAAAAAGTTGACGAGATTGTAAACTCAGGTAGTGAGACGTACACTGATAGATTCGGCGTGGAAAGATATACCATTGATGGGGTAAGAAAAAATCTTATTCCTCTTGGTAAGCAATACACGACACTTTCTGATGCACAGGCTGATATTGCTAATATACCGGTCAACTCTTACACATACGTGCGCGATGCTTCGGGTACATCTCTGGCGCTGGAATATCAAAATGTATCTGGTACTCTAACAGCAACTGGTCGTGCAATGCCGTCACAACAATCAGTAGACAAAGCATCAAAAGCCGTTGATTCCGGTTTGAATGTTTTGTTTGATCCGCTATTTGAGGTATTGCTATCCAATCCTACCGTGGGAAGCAAAACACACATTGTTAGCGGAACGTTAACCGCGGCTTTGTCGACCAATGCTAAATTAGGCTTCCCGGCTATTGTGGCCGGACCCGATGCGGGCGCCATTGCCGCTCGCAGATTATGGCTCGCCGATTGTGCCGTGGCTGTCGGGGATACCATATCTTTAAATGTTATCGCATGGTACGCCAACGCTGGTGGGCGCGTTGCTTTTGTTTTTCGTAATGCGTCTGGTACTGCTATAGGGACACAGGATTTATTATACGCCACCGGAACAGGGTTCAATCGGTATTTGCGCACTCTAACAGTCCCATCTGGTGCGGTTATGCTGGATGTGCGTATCGAAAACACCGCTAATGCGGGTACGGTAGAGCTGGACGCAGTGTTTTTGATGTCTGCTACATCCGAAGCACATCCAACTGTGCCTGGTAGACCCGCGGCCCCCTATGCAGTGCCTCTGCAAAACAACGTTGTGACTACTTCTTCAATTCAAAAGGCCGCCGTCACAGTGGATAAAGCATCATTTTTCATTCCAGGAGTTAACCTTTTTGATAAAGCTGCCGTCACATCGGGGTATTACGTTAACTATAAGACAGGTAATTTAATCGCTAACTCATCGTATTCTGCTTCTGACTATATTCCCGTAATAGCCGGAGAGAATTACACCCAAAGTTTTTCGCATCAAACCGCGTTCTACGATGCAAACAAAAAATATATTTCTGGCGTTGAAGCGCCAGCCTCTACATCAAAAGCCAGGACTTTAACTATTCCGGTTGGGGCAGCTTATGTACGAATGTCAGTCGCAAATACCGTACTCGATACGATGCAATTCGAAAAAGGTAATGAATCCACAAGTTACCAGCCATATGCATTACATCTGGACCCGTCTTTAATACCAACTACAGCAGCCCCAGTCGTCGATTATGTAGAGAGAGCCTATCAGCTTCGCGTTACTCGGATGAAATTGGGGCAACTAGAAGCCGGTGTATCGGCCATTCTTAATGTTGGTATTTTTGGCGATTCATGGGGAACATTAACCGAAAGATTCGCGAAACCTTTAGCAAAAGCGATTCGTGCTAAATATGGATCCGGCCCTGGTGTTGGCTGGGTATCATTCGGCCGTCACAGCACATCCGCATCAATAATTAACGGCAACATTTTCTCAGTCAGCAGAGACCTGCCAACGCAATTCACATGGACAGGATCATGGTTGTTTAGTTATAGCGGCAAGAAAAACCCAACCAACTCCAGTCCAGATACTGCTGTTGTTACGTCCTCTACACCAGGGGATGCACTGAAGGCTACGGTCCCTGGCACCTCGGACGGCGGGTGGTCAACCTGCAGGCTGGGCTTTGTGGGTACAAGTGACGGTGTTATTCGATATAACTGGGATGGAGGGGCATGGACGATGCTCAACGTGCAAGGTAGCGGACTGCTGTTTGTTGATATTAACCCACCGGCTACTGTAAATGCCTCTAATGTGATTAACGTTGAGGTTGTATCTGGCACGGTATCGTTATGTGGGATAAAGCCGATTGGCACTGGCTCTGGTGTGCGCGTTCATAAGCTAGGTGCGTCTGGCTCAAGTCTTGCATCATGGTTATCTATGGACGCTACTGATTTTGGCAAGGCTTTAACAGAATTAGCTCTTGATACGGTGATTATTATTACCGGCACAAATGACCAGAGGATAACTGGTGGCGCTACTGCATTTGAAGCTAACCTGCGCGCTTTTATTGCTCGTATCCGGGAGGCGTTGCCCGGCGCTGATATCCTGTTTGTCATGCCATGCGAGAATGAGCGGACTGACAACCCGGTAACGATGGCATCAATGGCAGCCAGGGCCAGGACTGTAGCCTCAGATCTGAATTGCGCGTTTATAAACCTGCAATATATCTTCGGCGAAAACCCTGCAGATTATGCCTGTGGTTCGATACACCCCTGGTTTGCTTCTGACGGTATCCACCCCGACCCGGCAACTGGAGGGTATTTAATAAAAGATGCAATATATCGTGTAATGACAATGAGATAACAAAAAGGGCCATTCGGCCCTTTCTTCATCAAAACGGAATATCATCATCAAAATCCATCGGCGGCTCGTTTACCGGTGGTTTTTGTGTATTTGATGGTTGCTGCGGTTTACCCCACCCTGATTGCTGATTACTTCCTGACTGTTGCCGCTGCTGTGATTGTTGGTTTCCATTATCACTTGATTTACCACCAATCATTTGCATAACGCCGTTCATAGGCTGCAAGACGATTTCAGTAGTGTATTTTTCAACACCGCTTTGATCTGTCCATTTTCGAGTGCGTAATTTACCTTCTACATACACCTGAGAGCCTTTGCGCAGGTGTTCTCCAGCTACCTCTGCCAGCTTTCCGAAGATAACCACGCGATGCCATTCAGTTTGCTCTTTCTTTTCACCTGTGGCCTTGTCATTCCACTGTTCTGATGTTGCCAGAGACAGATTGCACACAGCGCCGCCAGATGGCATATATTTAACTTCCGGGTCTTGGCCGAGTGTGCCCAAAATGATTACTTTGTTGATTCCGCGAGATGCCATAATTTACCCTTAAAAGTTTTCGATGTTCTGTTGAGATGTTGATGGCTTCTCTTCGTTTGCAGATGACGCAGGCGCATCTGCTTTCTGGAGTTTTGCCGGGTTGAAATCACTGCCGCCAGCAATGAATTTCGCTTTCATTTCCTGGTATGCGCCGACGATTACGCGAGTGGCAGCGTCATCACCACGAAATGATTTGTATTCTTCACCATAAATGGCAGTAAGCTCATCCATGTTTGCTGCTGAACGAATGAGGGCGGATGCATCTTTAGGAGACTTCCGCGCGGCATTGCCATCGTCATCAGCCTGCGCAATACCGAACATGGACGCAATAGAGTAGCGGCGCGCATACGTCATTGCAGAGCCATAACCTTGCGCATCTTTCTTGGCAACCGGCATTGGCATGACTGAAGACATGTATTCACCAGACTCATGCATGATTGTCGTTTCCAGCTTCAAAACATCAACCGCATCGCTCTCGATGGCGTTCTGAATGATGATGAGCCCGTTAGCCTCAAGCGCTGGCCTGATGGCATTCAGGAATGACTCAAGGTTAGCATAGTTGCTTTTAAGGTGCGGGTTTTGCGCGTTCTTTTTAGCGCTGCTGCTCATCACCTTTCTCGCCTCTACCAGAGCCTTAATCAGGTTTGCTTTCTGTTCTGAAAAAATCATTTTTTGCCCCTTGAAGATTCAATCCAGTTAATCGCATCGTTTACAGCGTTTTCGCCGTCAAATACTTTATTTTTGGCGTCAGATTTCGACACGACAGTCGGTCGTTTATTATCCATAGCCTGAAAAATCCATTTGCGCTCTGTTTCTTCGATAATCTTGCCGCCAATAAGCAGGCCGCTTGTTTTTGCATGAATTGCCATCACTTCACCTCATTTACTATAAATTACAGGTTAAATTGCTTTTTGAACCATTCTGGCGTTTCCATTTCGATGACCGGATTACCCATTGAGTAACCGGGCCATGAATTGGCTTTTTTGCATGCCTTATAGATTTCCATCGCGCTGCGCAGCTGAATGCGACCAATGCGTAACTGCTCATCCGTCAGGCGAATCAACGCAGGGATGAATGGAGATTTTTTCTCCTGCACCAGGAGGTTTACCGAGCGAGGCGCATGCCCATAAGCCTCTACAAACATGTCGTGCTGCATTGCCATCTTCATAAAGTACCCGAGCCGCGCTGCATGGCGGAAAAACTCATCAGGCTTGGCGCTCACTGCTGTTTTGTAGTCTATGATGTCGCCGCCGCGAGTAAGGCAGTCAAAGCGTACTTTTGATGGCTCGCCAAGCAACTTACCGAGAATTGACACCTCTGAATAAGCACCAGAAAGCAGGCTGCTGTAATAGCTGTTTGCATGGATTACGGCGCGCATCTGCATGATGGCGTCATAATCATCACCTTCCAGCATTGATTTACCAGTAGCAGCCTTCTCTGCCTCTTCACGGATAACATCGTAAATTTGTACTGGCTCGCCAGTGGCCTGAATGATTTTTATCACATCAGCTTTCGACTTCCCTGAAATACCTTTGATGCCGCGCTCTTTTGCCCATGAGTTCATGTCAGAAGCAGTTACCAGCACCGTGCGATTGCCATCTTTGTCTTTTGGAAAATCTTCGACAACTGGTATGCGGGCATATTCTGATTCGAATCGCTCAGGCTCAAGCAGCGCGGTATGGCTACCAGTTCCAAATATCAGAGCCTTTGATTGCTCATCTTCTTCGTCTTTGTAGCGCCACGCTGCCGGGCAGCGATCATAGATGTTCCACAGGCCAGAGCCGTTGATGTGCTCTGTGTCAGCATGATATTGGTCATTACTGAGTTCGTTGTTTAAATAAACTTTCATCCATCACCTCTTTTTATTGTTAAATCAATCTACATCAAACCACGTCATTCACCAAGCCCAAAATAGAATAACGTCGCTCTTTTTATCTCTTCAAGACCATAAGCAATGGCGCCAAAGTGACCCTCTGCAATGGCGCACTCAAGAACCTCAATCTGCGATGGCGATACTTTTGATTTTGTCTTGTCACGTCTCTTCAACTCAATCAGGCCGCATTTATGATTAATGCCGTGAGTTAGTATCACATTGTCGCTTACACCGCTCCTGACGCCCATCTTTCGGCGCTTCTCCACGAATTGCGGCCCACTCTTTGTGCCTGTCTCATTAGGGACATGAAACCACAGGACATCAGGAAATCGGTGTTGCATCCAAAGGCCATATCCCATCTGGTCAGTCTCTTCTTTAGGGCACTCTCCACGATAACCACTGTCGAATACCCATATCCCGCTATCAAGCTGCTTCAATTTGTTCTCCAATGAAATCCTTGCGGTGGATGATATCTCGGCCTTTATTGTTAAAACGATGCGTGATGCGTTTAGGTGCGCGGATTAAACCGGCGTAATGCATGAAAGTCTTCGCATCATGGCATTCCATCATTTTCTTCAGCATGGACTTGTCTTCAAGGTGCGGAAGCAGAGCCTTCATTTTAAACATGTCGCGCAGGTGCTTTGGCTTTCCTCCGAACGGATAAAACACCTCATTTGCCCAGCCGATCTTTCCATCAGCTTTTACCACCAGATAACGATAAAGAACCCCCTCAGCGTCTTTAGTCAACTCGACTTTAAAATCTTGCACATCTGTCCATTCTTTATCCGTGTAGGCTCGCTCATTAAGCGCCGCATTAGGGTCGCGCAAAACGTGATCGCACTGACGGCAATAACGAGCTGTCGGGTCGTTCTTTGTGCCGCAACCATCATCAAAAATACGGATGCCGTGCTTGTCGAAACCACAGCGAATGAAGCTGAAAAACTCTTCGCATCGGCCATCTGGAGACGTTGAGTCTTTACCGATGCAGCGCCGTGCATATGGGCTGTTCATCGTCTGGCATTTAGGGCATGGAACCTGCTCTCCGCTACGCTTGGCGCGCTGCGCTTCTGCTTCCTCAAGAATAGGGTCTTCGTACAGACCGCCAAGCTCAAACATGGTTCCGGTGAAGTCAAGGCAAAGGTGGTTTTCTTTCACCAGACCTGCGGCAATCTGGTCAGGCTTCAACAGGCGCATTGGTCTGCCAAGCAACTGCGTCAGAAGAGTCAGGGACATGATTTTTCTCAGGATGACAGACGTGTCCCAATATGGGATGTTGACGCCAGTCGTCAGGCAACCTATTTGCAGCGTGTATTTTTTGCGCCCGGTTGCCGCATCTTTCAGCGCTTTCCGTCTGGCTTTCTGCCCCATATCCTCGGTAACAATGGAATAACTGCCTTCTGGTAAATATTTTGCAGCCTCCTTGCAATGTTTCTTACCGGCGCAGGTAATGAGTACACCGAGTCTGTCGCGCGTAAGCTCCATGACTTTGAGCATTATTTTTTGCGTCAATGTACCCTGCTTGAGAATTTCTTCCTGCATCTCTTTTAGCTGGCTATCAGTAAAGTCCTGCACTCCGTCAACGTCACTACTGGCAAAATCATGCAGATCGTATTGCAAGTCCTCGATATCCTGCCCACCAAAGATGGTAGGAACAAGAAACCCAAGATCGACAAGGTATTTCGTGCTGATGTTGACGATTTCGTGTTTCCAGTAAGCCCCCTTGATCGACTCAACGCCGCGAAATGGGCTGCCGGTGTAGCCAATGACAATCACCTCATGCCCATACTTCGCTTTACAGCGCCGGTTAAGTTCATTCATGATGACACCGTATTGCGTCTCTGGATGCTCTGATATTATGTCCTGCCAGTTAACCTGGTGACATTCGTCGACAAGTATGTAGCGAGGGGTAAAGTCCGAAAGCAAAGATTTTGTCACTGTGCCATCATCGGCTGTCTTATCAAAAAGACCATTTATTATTGTGCCCTCCGTTCCCGCGATAAGCGGATACGCATATGCCTTGCGCCCAAGGGACGCGCTAAACAGAGAGTTTTTTACGCTCAGATTCCAGAGTTCCTCTGCATCCTGCTCAATAATTTCGCCTTGTCGCGCGATGACAAGCCCCTCCCACCCCATATCCTGGAAACGACGGGCAATCATGGCTATCATGATGGTCTTACCGGCGCCAACCGAAGCAGTTACATAACTTGGCTTTGGCTGCTTACCAAACTTGCGGATAACCTCCGCTGTCTTTTCATATACCAGCCACTGATAGGGTCGCGGTTCAATTTCCCCGGTATGGATGCTGGAACGCAGCTTATCCATATCCAGCTCAGCAATCATTGCATCAATTTTTTGCATTTTGAATCACCCAATTATTTCAATCGACCAAAATCTTTGTGGTATTTTTTAGATGCTATTGCATACGCCATTGCGGCTGCTTCTTTTGTGGCATGCCTTCCAAGCCATATTTTTTTATTATTAACCCATATCCAGCAAGTCCATCTACCTGTCTGCTTGCAAAAACCTACACCTTTCACTCCTGATGTGTTGTGTTTTGGGGTTCTCATGTTTCTAACATTTTCGTTAAAGTTTGCCTCTCTAAGGTTTTCTATTTTGTTGTTTAAAGGATTCCCATCGATATGGTCTATTATTAACTCAGGCCAATAACCATGCACTAACGCCCATATTATTCTATGAACCTTTATATCAAAGCCTAAAAAACCAACCTGAAGATATCCACTTACAGTCTTTGAGCCTGCAATAGCACCACGTTTAACCCTGTTTGTTGTTGTTCTTTTCCATATGAGATTTATTCCGTCATATGAAAAATACTCACGCAGCGTGGATACTGGTATTGACCTCTCTTTTGACTTCATCAATTCGAAATCATTCACTTTACGTTACCCTCATTCAGTGTTACGCTTAAAGCATACAAACAGTAACAGATGGAGTCAACATGTTTTATTGGGAAGATATACGACAAAGGATGATTGGCAACTGGGAGGCCGCGCTGCTATCAATAGTGAATATTGACAGGAAGGTTTTTAATGGAAAGCATCAGCCATGCCCTCATTGCATGGGTAAGGACAGGTTTAGGTGGGATAACAACTTCGAAACAAAAGGTGACGGCGGCGCCATCTGCAGCCAGTGCGGAAACGGGAGCGGAATCACATGGCTAATGAAGCTGTCAGGAATGACGTTCCCAGAGTCAATGGAGGCACTGGCCGGATTTCTTAACATGCACCCACGCGAAAAACTTGAGGCGATTAGAAAGCAACTTCCGAAGGTCAACCATGCTTCTGACTACCTGACAGAGGCAGAAGTGGCGGTCATCATGGAAAAAGCAGGAGGCGACACCATAACCGGCAAAACCGGTGAACTGGTAGCGATACCGCTCTATATGGCTGGAACCATGACGCCATGCAATGTGGCTTTTATGGCTGATGATGAAACCGTGTCATTTCGCGCTGGTTTCAGCCATGAATACACTCGCGGAAGACTTACGCGCGGCGCAGTGACACCCATCGGCGATAAGACTGAATGGACATACCTGGTTGCGGATTACTTCGATGCCTGGCGAGCGCATAGGCTTACCGGCGCACATGTCTGGTGTTGCTGGTCGCCGGAAAATATGTGGGAAGTTGTGCGCAATGTGAGCGATGAGCGGCGAGCTAAACTACGCTGTATCATTAATAATAATTTCGATGAGGTATGCGCAGCCGAGAATGCCGGCCTGCCAATACTGATTACTGATGACGGGCGGGATATTCGTTACAGTGGCGCCATCAGAAAAAGGCTGTATAAACCAGAAGAGCTATTTGAAGCACTAAAAAACAAACCCTCCTGATGGAGGGTTTTTGTTATCGTATCATCAATTTTCTTATATCCACACTTCCATAAAGGTGACGATGCCAGTAACTATCAATAACATGATAGTTTGATATTAACCAGCAGCCGTGAAATTTACTCCAGAAAAACCAAACACTCCAACCATAAGGCCTAAAATGATATGCGCCTTCTGACCTTACTAAGTAACCTTTTATCTTCATCATTTAAGCCTCGGATTCAGGTAAACAGTATTATTGAGGAATACGCAATATCCATCTTCTTCAAGAGACGGCAAAACGTTTGACTTGAGTCTGTCGTAAATATGCGGTATGCCCTTGAATGGCCTAACGTTTTTTAGTGAATCATAAAGCCATTTCACCGTGACATTTGTCTTTCCTTTTTGCGCAGCTGTGCGCAATTTTTCAGCAACGACATCAATTTCTGATTTCTCGCCAGCGTATCCATTTGACTCAACGGCATCGGTAAATGTTTTTGTTAGTGCATCATAAACGCTTATGGCGCGGCTTATATGCTCCTCACCAATAATTTTTGAGCGACGCCCGCCATCGCACCAGTTTTCAGCGGCATGGAATATTGCTGAAAGCCTGATTATCTGTTTGTCAGCCTTACCCATGGCGCCACGAAGCAAAACATGATCCCATTTTCCACCAGGAAGAAAATTCTTTTCCCACTGGTTTCGTAAAAGTCCAATCATACGCTGCGATTCTTTAGCGAGGGAGAAAACAACCTTCTCAGAAGCCACAAGGTTATGCACAAACCTGGCATATTCTGCCTTTAGTTCTTTAGGCATTGGCTTACTTACCGGGCAATCATTTTCTACATCCCAATGCTCACGATAACCCAACATCGACTGTTCACGAAGCATCAGGAATCGCTCTGACAATCCATTACCCCTGTCGCCAGCCGAAAGAATGGCATCAATACTTTCATCCTGCGCAATGACGCTGATGTTACCAAGCACATAGCCAGATGAAACACCACGACCAACGCGAGCTGAGCCAACAAACCCGCCATCCCAACCCTTCAGGATGACCTCGGCGTTAGACTTGCCTCCATCCTTGCCATACGAAAGGCCAAGACAGGTATTTAAAACGCTTGCCTCATCACTTATCAGGTTGAAAAAACCACCCTCATGAATTGCCTGGTGCTGCACAGCTTCTGGCGTTGCATCGGTTAACGGGTAGGTGATGGTGTAAAGACTTTCCAGCTTTTCCTTCTCTTTCGCAATGTCATCTCCAATGATGGCCTTCGCGTTCTGATTCGTCGCTTCCTTGTAAGCCTTCATCAGGTCTTCAATGCGAATGTTTATCTTTACAATTTCCTTCTCCATCTTTTTTGACAGGTTGTCATACTCAATTTTTATCGGGTTCATGTGCATTGAGTTGATGGCTGTCTTGCCAGCTGATGGCGGCTGCGACGTCACCACATACAAGGAAACAGGCAATTCAGAACCGTAGTATTCAACGCTAAAATTTCGCGTCATGGCACTTGCTACGCAGCCAAGCAGGTGCATGAATGATGTGCTAACAGGGAATTGCACAGCCCTCGCCGCCGCAACTGAGTAGCGCGTTATCAGGTCTTTCCTGTTGTCGCTGGTAAGCTCTATCTCCGAGTATGTTACATCCTTCTCCTGTCCTTCCTTGATTTCCGGCCACATGTTATGGCTTGGTGTCATGCCATGATGAATGGCTACGCGCGCCGCAGAGGTGTGCGCCTCTCTTGCCTGATTGAAGATTTCCTGTGCTGTAATCATTTAAACCTCATACTCGGTTGCAAATGATTCGTGTGGGTTCTCTGATAGCCACTGCTTAGCTTTAAGTACGGCTGCGTTTGCCTCCTCTGCCGTTTCAAACCTGCCAAGCTCATACCTTAGTCGGTTAACAACAATCCTAGCCCTGAAATATCCAGAGTGCTTATGGAAGTCAACCCCTCTAAACCCGGTAGATGATGGCCTTCCGCCACCGGATGATGAAAGTCTTTTTTTCTTAAGTAGCTTTCCATGTGCAGACATAATTTACCCTCGCTAACGACTTTTAACCATGATACCCCATAAATTACCCTCCGTAAAGCGTCCGCAAACAAACTTTGTTTAGGGTTAGCTGGGTTAACTGTGGGGAAGGCCATCTTCCCCAAGATTTTTTACTGTAAGTGTATGTATTATAATAATAGTAGTAGTAGTTGGGTTAATTGGGTATATTATTATTCATATTATAGATTTTATTTTAACAATAAATTAACAAATGAATTATATGGGTTATATATAAGGGGATATGAGTGAAAACATACCCTGCTGCCCCTAAATTGTTAAATTACAATATTAACATTAACTTACCGCGAAAAATCTGGGGCAATTAACCTGCCCCAGCACCTTACCCACAGGGGTAAATTTTACCCCAGGCGGATTTATTTTCACCATCATATTGACGTAGATTGAGCGCCATCGTATAGTTACCACACCAACAACAAAGAGGTGATGAAAATGACCAAAGCAATCTACACGCGCACTCAACTGGAACCAGAAATGGGCGCAGTGAAAGCGCAAAACTTTATGATGGCGCAGGCGATGCATGCATACAGCAACGGTAAGAGAGTCTGTCGCGTTTTTAGTGGCGAAGGCAAGAAGAGAGTGCTTGAGCAGGTCATAGTGTCATCTGGTGGAAACTAAACCGGTTTAGCAACAATGAATAAATTACTGGCAGTGGTTTTACTGGTTATCGCTAACGCAGCAAGCGCAGAGACAATATGGGTTACGAAGTATGCGCTGACCCGTGGCATTCAGAAGTACGAAAGCGCACAGCTGTTTGCTGATGGACAGGTAGCTGTAGTTGGCGATGTTTACTTTAAACGTGGTGAATACTGGCTTGATGAGCAGCAGGCAAAAGAGCATGCAGAGACTTTGCGGCAACGCCGTGTATCTGCACTGATGCGTGAGCTTGAGCGTTTGCAGGCGGTTAAGTGAGGATTTATGGATATCGAAATTAACGAAGTTCAGGAAATTATTAAAAATCTTGAGAGCGTTGGTGAAATCTCAATCAAAGAGGGAAAATACCTCAAGGTGGCAAAGCTGTGCGTGCAGCTGGCTGCGGAGAATATAGCACTGAAGGCGACGAGCGATGATCGCCGCATGTTCATCATGAACGGGGTGCAGTTAGGTTATATCAAGGTGCCAACAGTTGAAACTGACCCGGCACTAGAAACCATTCGTATTGCTGTATCTCCGCAAGAAACGACCCCAGCCTCAGATCGCATCGTAGCCGGTATTAAGGCTGATGGGGTGGAGGAGTGGGTTTCCAGTAGGGGCGGCCGCTGGAATGGCACGACCGAAGAGGCGCTTAAGTTCGCCAAGCAGCTGCGCGAGGGGGGCCAAATGAGCAAGGCAAACCACAGCATCGCCAAAGCTCTGAAAATGGCATCACGACAGACAGCATTCGAAAGCGCGCGCGAAGAAATATTGGCTGACCTGCAGCCTGCTGAACTGGCGCTGTCCGCAATGGGCAGCGAGCCGGTGGCAGAAGTGGTTTCAATTTATGGTGACCCCGAAGATTTTGGGGAGCGAGAGATTAGACCGCTTGTAGGCATTCAGCAAATGCCATACGGTACGAAGCTATATCGTCACGCGCAGCCAGCACCGGTATATCCGGAGGAAATGACACCAGAGCAGGCATATGAAATAGGTGATTACCACGGAGACCCGGTAGACGTGTTTGCACGTGGAGCTAACTGGATGCGCCAGTATATCATCGACTCCACGTTAGCAGCTGGCCAGCAGTCACCCGTCATCGAGCCGGCCACCGTGCCGGGCAAATGGATTCCGGTAAGCGAGCGGATGCCATTGACCCCTTCTGCTGATTGCGAATACAGCGACATTGAAGTGAATGTATTTGATGGAGAACGCGTATTCACTGCTCACTACGCAACTGGTTCGCAGCCTCAACCTTGGGGTTACTGGGTAGATACATACGCAAAGATAACCCACTGGCAACCTCTGCCATCAGCTCCGCAGGAGGATAAACCATGAAACCATACATCATCCGCAGGCTAATTGCAGTATCACTGCTGGCATTCTGAATTGCCGTTGCACTGGCTATATACTTTATCGTGAGGTGAATCATGTTGTGGAGCGACATTCAGGCGGCGTGCGAAGAGGCTGATTTTCTTTATGAGGAGACTGGTAAGCATCATGCAGTCATTCAGGTTGGCAGCATGATGATGGTGGTTGAGCATAACGGCATGCTTCGGCATATGTACTCAACGACGAGATATCAGTAATGCCGCAAAAATCAAAGCAGGAGGTATGGCAGAAGGCTAAGCTCGAAGAAGTTGACCAATTCATATCAGCAATCGCAAAAGTCTTTCCTGATGCTATTGAAGTGGTTCACGTTCAAAGCAATAACTGTAATGTTTGGTGTTATGCGAAAACTGATGTACAATCATCTCATCAATCATCACCCACCACCCTTTAACCCGCCTTGTGCGGGTTCTTTTTTATCTGTGCTAAACTAACCATATCGAAATACGAGAAGACGAAAACGACATGGCAAATCCAAACCCTGTTATGAAATTTTCCTCTGAGTACCAGCCTGCTGGAAGAGGATTAAGCTACAGAAACAGGCTTATTGAAGCATTAAAGCGCTGCGGGCTTGGAGAAGAGGAGTTCCTTGACGCATTCATCAGGACGTCAATCAGGATGACGGAGGAAAACCCGACTCAGGGTGTGCAAATGTTGAAGGAGATATTCCTGCGCATCAGTCCTGTACAAAAAAGTATGGCACCTCCGGTTAATTTTAAATACCGCAAGGATGCCACTCCAGTTGAGCAGATAGAGGATGTCATTCAATCCGTTTCCAGTGGAGAGCTCCCAATCGATGTGGCGTCGCAGGTTGTATCTATGATTAAGGTTGGTCTTGACGTGAAAGAGTTAACCGAACTCGCCGCACGCCTTGAGCGACTGGAGAAATTACTGGAGCAGCAACAGTAACTGATTTATAATAATTAATGCGGCAAAGGGTAGCTCCCTGCCCGGATTGGTCTCCGGGCTGCTGCATCCAATCAATAGACCGCCTGTAACCGAGGATTCAAGAATGCCATCATTAAAAGAGCTCGCTCTCACTCAGGAAAGACTTAAGCATCTACTGCATTACAATCCAGATACTGGTGTTTTCACATGGGTTCAGCGCGCCTCAAAAAGCGTAAGAGTTGGTAATTCAGCGGGCAGTAAGAATAAGTCAGGCTATATAGATATACGCATCGATAAGTCTTTACACAAAGCTCATCGGCTTGCGTGGCTTTACATTTATGGTGTGTGGCCCAATGGGAAAATAGATCACATCAATAACGTGAAGACAGATAACAGAATCTGCAACCTGAGAGAAGCAAGCAATAATGAAAACGGATGGAATGTTGGTAAACCATCGACAAATACGTCAGGAGTAAAAGGTGTGAGTTGGGATGCAGAGAAAAATAAATGGAAGGCGCATTGCAGGGTTTTTGGGAAAAAATATACGGTAGGTAGGTCTTCGTCAAAAGAAGATGCTGAGAGAGCTGTGGCGGAGTTCAGAAATAAACATCACGGGGAGTTTTGTAATCATGGCTAGAAAAAGACTCTCAAGTGTGGCAATCGAAAAACTTGAACAGGTAGTTGGCAACTCAACTGCAAAGCCAGAATCAGCAGTTTTTGGGCTTGTAGATAACTTACTCCAGGATGGCGCTCCAAATGTCGTAAAGCGCCTTAAGATGACAGCCACCGGAGTATCTGAAACTGATGAAGAGCCAACAATATTAATTCCTGAGCGGATGGAGCTACTACTTTATCCTCGCCGCTTTAAAGTGTTCTATGGTGGCAGGGGGTCAGCAAAATCGAGGTCGTGTATATCCTACCTTATCGAAAAAGCAAGATTCCGCAACAGTCGCGTTGGTTGTTTCCGTGAGATACAGAACTCGATCAAAGAGTCAAGCTATGCCGAGCTGGTCGATGAGATAAGCAGGAAGGGGCACACTCAGGAATACCGTTGCGTTGATGGTGAGATAACCCACCATTCAACGAGGTCAAAGTTTGTTTTTCGTGGTCTTTGGCGAAACATAACCGCCATCAAAGGTATGGCTGGCCTTACTGATGTGTTCTGTGAAGAATCCGAAAATATCAGTCAGGTGTCATGGGATACATTAATCCCGACAGTCCGCGCTGCTGGTTCTGAAATTATTATTGTTTTTAACCCGAACAAAGAGACGGACCCGACATGGACTAACTTTGTTGAGCCTTACATCGACAAGATGGTAGATGGCATATATCAGGATGATGACATCGTTGTTGTCAATGTTAACTACGTCCACAACCCGTGGTTCACTGAAGAACTGAAGCAGCACATGAACCAGATGAAGGCGGTAGATTATGACCGCTATCTATGGGTTTATGAGGGGTTGTTTAACAGGCGATCAGATGAGGCCGTACTTGGTGGTAAGTGGCAGACTCTTGATTTCGAGCCATCGCCAGATTGGGGCGGGCCTTACTATGGTATTGATTTTGGTTTCTCGCAGGATGCTACGGCAGCAACTGAATCTTATGTCGAGGATTTGGGCGGCGGAAGAAGAAACCTGTATATCTACCGCGACTTTGCAAAGGTTGGTCTTGAGATAACTGATACGCCAGAGGCTATGCGACTGGCATTCCCCGGCTCCGAAAAATACAGATGGTATGGTGACTGCGCAAGGCCAGAAACAATAAGCCATATAAAGCGCTCAGGTTTTGATATCCACCCGTGCGCAAAGTGGCCTGGAAGCATTGAGGACGGAATTACATGGCTCAGGGGTTGTGACAGGATTTTTGTTCACGAAAGATGTAAGACTGTCATTGAGGAGTTTACTCTTTACAGCTACAAAGTGGACAAGCTCACGGGAAATATACTTCCTGATATCATCGACAAGCACAACCACGCCACAGATAGTTTGCGCTATGGCCTTGGCGATCACATCGTACAGCGCGGCTCTGGATGGATTAGAAGGAGCAGGAGATAAGAAGGCTCCCTCATGAGAGGGAGCTTTATCAGTGTGGTACTGAGTGTTCAGGTAATTGAGGTATTGGCATTTGACCTACTGGTGTTTTTTCACACCTAATACACTGGTAGCGCCAGTAGGGTTGCCCAT